GCAGCAGTAGAGTTCCTAGGGTGCTTATTGGTACAGCACACCGAAGTTCTACCACCACTACTGTTGTTGTCACTAGTATGCTAGATCGAAATGACCCGGCATGCTAGTTTGTTTCCCGCGATTCCTTTCGCGTTACCCAGCGCCGTTCGGCGTCATAGATAAACAAAATCCTTTTGAGGTTGTTACATGAGTAGAAAGAAGTTATTCCTTACCTGTTCAGCTGTTACTTCTGGTCTAACGACTTACGACGATGGTACTAAAGTGCCATTCGCGTCGGTCCAGAACCAGACAGTACTCAACTTTACTAGCACGGATACTCCGCTCCCCAACTATGAACTTTTGATAGCTCAAGGTAAGGATGCGTCTACTAATTTCCAACGATACTCACGCGTGAAATACCGTAAGGGTGTCGTCACTTCGCAAATCAGGAACCAGTTGTCGCCCCCGAGCGTGTCTTATACGACACGGTACTCAAAGGAACTTCTACCTCCTCTTGTGAAAGTGTACAGTGGAACAGCGAAATCAGAGGCGCTAGCGATTGCTAACTCCGTATTCCGGGGAAAGCTGTCACAGTCTGCCAACGATTTCAAATCTCTCATGCCTTTAGCTGAGATACGTGAAACGCGACACCTGTTGCGCGACATTACTCAAAGCATTACGAAGGACCTAAAGGTGTTGGCCTCTGCAACAGCTGCCTTTAAAGGCGCTGTACAGGGATACCATCCAACTAGCAAACGAGTCAAAGCAGCAGCAGATACCCTCGCAAAACGAGGTGCTGACACATGGCTCGGCATTGGATTCGGCATTGCTCCAACAATGTCTGACGTGAGTCAGTTAACATCCGCAATAATTCGGAAGCTAGAGGACTCGGGTGATAGAAATCATGTCATCCGTGCTTATAAATCTTTCGAAGTCTCAGAGTCTACTACTGGCGTTTTGGAAACCGTCAATAATGTAGGAGGCCTTCCACGTAGTCAGTATCACCATTTCTGCAAAGCAGGATATGTGGGTGCTGTTAACTTGTCGCTTACTAATTCGGCAGACTATACAGGTATGGAACACTTTGGTGTGTCCAAGTTATCTGAAATAGTTCCTGCTGTTTGGGAAGCTACGAGCTACTCGTGGTTAATAGATTATTTTGCAAACGTTAACGAATTTCTGGAGGATAATTTCTCAGTTCTTCCTGGAACGCTAATCTACCTTGATGAAATTTATAAGCAGACGACGATTTCGTCGCTCAGCTATGATAACTTCAAGGCATACGGTCTCCCAGGCACTGCTAAACCATTCCATTTACACCAGTCAGCATCAACTCTTCACTACGAATATAAAACTAGGACCAAACTGGCTTCATTGCCTACTAGGTCACTTAGAATTCGTTCTAGTGATGAAGTGCTCCATCATGCTTTAACAAAACTCACAAACATCGCGAGTGTTATCTATCCGCGAATTTCCCGGCGATAAGCCGTTTCTCACTTAACCCTATAGGTACTCCCATGAGTATTTCTTTAACGTCACCGGTGACTGGTGCAGCCCAAACAGGCTTCACCACACCGGGCTATGTCTTAACAGTGGACCAAGCACCTGCAGCAGGTTCTAAGCAATGGGCAATTACGTCCGTTACTGGAACACAAACTGGTGTCGACGCTCACTCAATAAGCAAGCCCTTCACGATAGCATGGTTTAAAGCCGCTGTCGCTCGTGTCCTCCCGCAAGCTAATCCGATCACGGGGATCATACCCCAAAACAAAATTGGATTTAATATCCAAAAGATCAAAATTAGAAAGGGGATGCTTCCTGCTCCAAATCAGATTCCTATGGTAGGCTATGTTGATATCAACATTGGCACTCCTGCGGGCGCTGACTCAAATGAGCCGGAAGAAATCAGAGCTATGCTGTCTTTGGCGATTGGTGCGTTGACGCAGATGTCTGCCGGTATCGGTGATACCGCAGTAACTGGCGTTCCGTAACCTTTCTTTATACCAATAACACAGCGAGCAATGGGACCGAAAATATGAAACCAAATGGTGACATCAATGCGCTCTTTACACTCAGTCTTGAACAAGATATTTCTACACTGGTTGGTACGACGGATTCATTTACTACCGATATTGCGCTCTGCTACCTTCTTGGTAAGCATCGTAAGCGTTTGGTGGGCAGTGACGAACATCGTGCCAGACAGAATACGGAATGTTTCAATAAGTTCCGTAGAAATAATCTTGAAGCTTGGTACCGCGGCTCCTTAATATCACTCACGTCTGATGAAATTTCACAGGCGCGGTTTTATATAAGGAATGCGTTGGAACAGTACACTACCGACGCTGTCGGTGATATACAAAATGTACTGAACCTTAATCACATGTTAAGAATGTGGCGGTTTGGCCCAGGAAAATCTCTTGGTGTTAAATACTCCTCGTTCTATGACAAAATCCACGCGCATGCGTGGACCGTGACGCCCGGTGCTGCTTCGTTGGCGAAACTCTTGGTTTTCAGCGACCCGTATCTCCTCACAAAATATAAAGAGGGGCGGTTGTCGTTCAAGAGCGTCAAAGGAAGCAAATTGAGCACTGTTCCAAAAAATGAAGAAGAAGTCAGAACCATTTGTACTGAACCACTCCTTAACATGGCCTTGCAGCTTGCTGCGGGCTCATATGTTGAGGGTGCTCTTCGGACCATCGGATACGACATTACTAGACAGCAATGCGATACAATAGAGAAAGAGTCAGCAACGTGGGTTAACAAGTTCCATGTTACTGCTGGTTTTGAGTATTATACAGAGGATTACATTAATCATGTATTCTTCAATGATACCAGCAATCAGGCGCTTGCAATGTTAAGTTCTGTAACAAGGCACTTATGCACGCTCGATCTGAGCGCAGCGAGTGACTTGATAAGTCTTAATCTGATAGAACTTCTTTGGCCGCCAGAATGGTGCAGTCTGTTTCGTCAAATCCGTAGCCCTACGACCGAAGTCGAGGGTGAGGTATTAGAATTAAACATGCTGTCTACGATGGGTAACGGCTTCACATTCCCTGTGATGACCTTAACCCTGCTTGCATTAGTCTCCATCAGTGCAAGTAAGATGTCGCGCCAAACACACGCTGTGTTTGGCGACGACATCATCGTACCATCGGACGAGTACCATCCTTTATTGGATGTGCTTGGACGGGCCGGGCTTATTGTTAATAAAAGTAAGTCTTTCAGGGATATTTTCTTCCGCGAAAGTTGTGGGGCCGACTTTTTTCTAGGTGTCGACGTGAAACCTTTTTACGTTCAATATTTAGATAGTGCTCCGGACGTGTACATTGCAATCAATCAGTTACTCGAGTGGCAGGCAAAGCATAAAGTTGTTTTGCACCACACACTTGAATACTTACTGTCTGTATTGCATGACTTAAATAGTGGAAGGAAACCCTTAATAGTACCGCTGTGGGAACAGCCGTATGCAGGCATAAAGACTGCAACTATTGAGGGTCGGAAGAAGTATAACCGCTTAGTACTTAAGAAAAGGACTCTGCGTCGTGGCGTACGCCAGCACGTGGAGGATCTTCTCTGTATCTTGGGCGGCTATTGTACTTCAACCGGGGACAAGTTGGAATTCGAGCCACGGCCGATGAGTGATCAAAGGCCGGAGTATAAGTTCCAACGAAGTGTTCTGCTGCCGAAAGGCAACAGGACTGGCTGGATCGCCTGTGATGGCGATCGCAGTGGTATATTCTTTACCGCACACCTTCTCGAAAGTTTAGGAGTGTTGTAAAACCAACCGGGTATTCACGGC